ATCTGCTGCCGTAGTACTCCTAAAAGCATACTTTCTTATATCCAATATAGCCGCAGGAAGATCATTATTTACAAAATAATTTAATTGCTCTTCATCCATAAGAGGTGCTTTCTTACCATCACTAGGTATTTTATAGCTAGCCATAAGCCTTTTTACGTCTTCAGTAGCTGTCTCTATTATAGGATACTCGCCCTCCTTCGCTCCTTGTTTAGCCTTCTCAAACTCTTTTTCTGCTCTTATACGATTTGCCGTTGCGTTCTCAAGCATTGATTTTGATTGGTAAAGATAGCCTTTAGCTTTATCGCCCTCTGCTACAAGTTCTTTTGCCTTTAAAGCACTAATTGATGTAGAACCTGTTTCCGCTAAATTTGAGGCTTCTTCGTTTAAAGCATTTGTAACTGATGCATCTCCTGCAAGTACTGCGGCTACACGTAAATTAATAATAGATTCTTCAACCGGTAATTTTTCTTTAAGCTGTTTAATATCAGTTATTTCGGCTTCTTCAATTCTTGATTTTAAAGCACTAACAACTTCTGGAGAAAACATATCATCCATACCACCATTTACAATAAACTTACCTGCATCTTGTATAGAAAGACCTTTTAGCCTTTCAGATATAGCATTTTCTAATTTCTTATACCCGTCAGTTAACATTGCGGGTGTTTTAACACCTGCTTTTATTAAAGCATCTTTTTCTCTTTTTAAGTTATCACGCCTTGCTATTCTCGCTTGATTATCAGGTTGAGTTGCAAGAATACGTTCTGCAATCTCTAACTTATTTTTAACATCCTCAAAATTATCTTGGTTAGCTTGTTGGACAAATTTAGTTCTTTCTGTAGTAAGCCCATCAAGCTTAGTAAGAATATTAGTTTGTGCGTCAGAGTCGGCTGTATTATCTAACTGCGTTTGTAGTGATTCTATTTGGCTATCGTAATCTGCAACAACCTCCTGATTACTTAAAGGAACTGTAGCCCCAGTTGTTTGAATCCCTGGCCTACGAAACCTTGCAGTTCCTTGAATAGTACCTTTTTTAGATGAAATACTTCCCAGCGCTCCACCTTGTAAATCTGTAGGTCTTGGCTTTGTTAAAATTTCTGGTAGTTCAAGATTAAGCTCTTCAGCTGCATTTTTAAGAAGTTCTTCTTGCCCTTCAGTATAAAGTCCTGTTCCATCACCGGCATTTACTAGCATCTGAAGAAAATCCCGATTCATGGCCATTCCATTTTCAGCATCTTGTACGCCTTGTTGTACAGCCGCAATTTTTGCTTGTGTATCTCTAAGTGCTTGATGCCTATCTGCTCCGTTTTTTCCTATATTTCTTGCTAATAAAATTTGCATACCTGTGTTATCGTCATCATTATTAGCTATTGCAAATAATTCATGGTTTTGTAATTCCATATGGCCCGCAATTTCTTCCGGTGAGAAAAAAGCTACTTGGTCTTCTGGAGCAGCTGTTCCATCTTTAGTTAGAACAGCAGTATTACCATCTTCTTTTGTCCACCGTATTGCAAATTTACCTTCTTGTCCTGAACCTTCCGGTGCAGGGTCCAGAGAAATATTTGCACTTGCGTTTAATACTCGTCCGCTACCTTTTAATAAGGTACCTATCGCTCGTTCTACTCTTAATTGATTTCCACCCTTTATATCTTCTACTACCCGTGCGTTATCAAATCTTCCAGTACCAAGTTGTACATATTGTAAACCTCCTAAAAGAGTAGTAGCTTGTTTAGCCCTATGCTGTAAGTGTTCACTTTTCTTCTCTTCTATTTCGAAACCATGCTTTTCTCTATCCCAACCATGCTTTTCTGCCTCTTCTTTTCTTTTTTGTTTACTTCTTGCAGCTTCATCTACAGCTAACTTATGCGCCGCTGCCCACTGCTCCTGCTGTGTTTTCTGTCTCGCATCTTCCTGGGCTATTCTCTGTCGCGCAAGATCATTTTCTACTTTTTGCTGTTCGCGGGCCTCTCTAGCTGCCCCAAGCGTTCGGGCACCCCTAAAACTTTCGTTTATAATTGACCCCAAATCAACTTGTTGGTATCTAGCCATAATTATTTACCTATAAAGCAAAAGCGAGTATTGCAGCTGCACCTAACCCACCTATAGTTGAATAAGTTTGTTGTTTGGATGCAGCTTTAGCCTGTTCATATGCGCTTTTTCTGGCGCTTGCATCTGCCGCTGCTGATCCCATCTGACTCAATGATGACCTGTTTACACCTTGTCCAATGTTAATCAAATCACCTAGTAACTTTACGTTTGCATCTTTCTGGGCAAGACGGGCATCACTAATAGCCTGTATACCACCCAACGTATTTGCACGTTGCAGGTTACGGCTTTGTTGTTGCCGTTCAGCAGGAGTTAGTTCGGCTCCGTATCTTGCCAAATTACGTTTTGCAATACCTGCTGTCATCTGCTGGGCAATCGCGGTATCTTCTACTGCTTGGTCAATTAGACTTGTATCAGTTCTTGCCTGTTCAATTAATTCGTCTTCAAACGGACGGAAGTTTTTAATGTAATCCAGATAGTCCTGCTTGGTCATATTTGCATAAACACTATCAGGATTAGCTACAGGTGCTAACGTACCACTATTGTTACCTCCACCTGGAGGTGACCAACCACCTTCTGGATTCCACGCTCCCCAAGGGGGGACACCAATCGCCATACTAACCTCCTAAAAACCCAGAAAAGTTCAAACGATTCCTAAAACCTTTTACTTTATTTCCACTAGAATCAACCGGACTCCAGAAACCACCACTAACTTCTTCATATACTGGTACCTCCTTACCATCTACTGTTTTTGTACCTGTCTGTCTTTTCCCTTTTGTACCCATATTTTCAAGACCTTGAGCAGCCAATGCTGATCCTATCTGGACTGCGGCACCTATCTTAGACATTTTTACTGCCTGTTTAGCTTCTGCTCTTGCCAAAGCCTCACTAGTTTTTATTCTTGATAACTGGGCCATACCTGCGCTTGCTTCTGCCTGTTGTCCCCGTGCAGTTCCCAGAACACCGGATTTCATTTGATTCTTGGCTGCAAGTGCTTGTGCCCCCGCAACACCAAGCTGTTGTTGGGCTGCTTGAGACATCTCACCAGCAGAATCTATTTTTTTCGCAAGCTGTAAATTAACCGTACTAGTAAGTTTCTGCATGGTGTCCGCGTTTGCACGGCCACGTGCAGTAGTCGCATAATCAGCAGATTTGGATATATCCCTCATCTCCTGTAACAAAGGATCATATTTTTGCTTGAAGTAATCCCACTCAGCTTTTGCTACAGATGCCGACATTTTTTCTGCTTCGGTAGGTTGATAATCTTGCTTATCTGGTCCTTTACCCATTAGAGATCCCTCGTAAACACAGTTTCTTTACGTTGCCAACCATTGGCTTCAACATATTCTCCAACTTCCGAAGTAACCGTTTTAAGTTGTAACTTAGAAAATCCAGCATCCTTCGCTTGTTTTTCGAAAAACGGAGTGTGAGCCACCGCGAGATTACGACCTCTCGTTCTAGCCCATGCGACCCATATAAGTAGTAAACGTTCATTTGTATATTGTTCCGTTACTCCAGTTGTTATTACAAAACCGTCTTTAGTTACCCAAAGCTGCGCTTGATTATTTGCACAAGCCGCATAGATATCTTCTATTCTTAAACCATCTAACCCTACAAGATAATCGGATACCGCCTCAACTATCCCTTCTTTAACCCAATCCCAATGCTCTCTTATATTCGCAAGAACGGGTTCATCAAATACGTCTTGGTCCATATTTCCGTCTTGGGAGACTATAGGCTTTATGGATTCCTCCATATTTCACACTCCTTGCTATGGCTGTATCTGCATTACGCGCTCTATTATCAGCAATTTCTACTTCTTTTAGGAAGAATGTACCGTATGCTTGCGCTGCTGCATAATCTGTCCAATCTTTACTAGGCATACGAAGCAAACGAAACGCAGCCCCATTTACTATTGCATCTCTATAATCATTCATAACATCAGAATCACAAGAAGTTGATGAATGCGTTGGTTTTAACTGTACATGTACATATGTACTAGACGTTGTAGTTTCATTAGGTACAGGTACTAACCAAAATAAAGATTGTGTTATTTTTACAAAATACTCTGGCGTACCGGCATAAGCTGCTTCACGCCATTTAGGTTTTCGTACCTCTAACAACGCAGTTGATAAAGGTTCAAGGTCTATACCTTTATGAGTCACCCAGTTAATTTTATGAACCGCAGTCCCAGAAGGTGGCTCTAAATCATACTCATAAATATTTGCAGTAGTTGTAATAACATCCAGTTCTTTTTTGTAAACACCCGCTTTTTCACAAAGCTCAATTGTTGCTGATCTTATTGCGCTTTCAATTAATGAATCCGGACACCCAGGAACCATAGAAATAAGTTCTGGTAACAAACTTTCATAGGTAGTATTCGCCATAAACTTATCCCGTTGCTACAGCTGTAGGGGTTTTACGTATATCAAGATTAGGGCTAGTTGTCGCATCAAGTTGTCCTTTACCAGCAAGCATTGAAGTAAACAACTGATAATGTGCTCCAGCCCTCTGCGAGTTCTCAGCAAACTCTGCTTCTTTCATATATGCCATATACAATACATAGTTCATAATTGCAGTAGCGTAAATATCAGGTACTCCAATGTTATCAGAAGTCCCAACAGTAGCAGGATTAGCTGAATAAGTAAGTTCAACATAAGCATTACCACTTACCCCTGGATATACATAAAAAGTACGAGGATTAGAATCTTCATATGTATAATGCTTTACGACAGTTGTATGTTTTGCAGTACCTGTTACTGCCGGATCATGCCAACTTGGGTTTTGTGAATCTAATGCAGCACGAGATACAAGCCGTATAGCTCTTCCCCCAGTGCCATTACTTGCAGCTGACATATTGCGTGTTACATCTAATAATCTATTACCACCACTAGGTATACTTTGTTTTGTACCGGCTGCTAAAGTAACAGTTGCGACAGTTGCTGTAGCATCCGGCTTTATAAAAGCTATTTCCCGTTGAGCATCATTAACCCATAGGATTAACTCAGTATCAGGCCATCGAATATTGGATGTATCTTGTAAGGTTGCATCTACCCTAGATAAAATACTCGCTACAGTAACTGCCATTTATTTACCTTTACGTCTTACAGCTTTTCGTTTTTTTGTTACAGCCGCTCTTCTTTTAGATGCCTCTTTTTTTGCTGTGTTTAATCTTTTTACAGCCGCAGTACCAGCTTTTTTAACACCACGTTTTGCTTTAGCAGTGTCAAGATTTGGATAATCTAAAACCGCGACATCCCTGCCCTTTACATTAAGCGTTTTTAACTTAGACGTTGTACCTTTTTGACCATAAGTTTTGACTGCAATTTTTTTCTTAGGTTTGGTTTTTTTATTAGCCATTTAATTACCCTGCGTTCAAGGCTTCTTGCCATACCTTTTCACGTTCATCTGTTTTAACAGTACGTTTTGCCAGCTTATTAATAACAGCGGCTTTAGGAGTACCATCTACCTTAAAATTATCTGGATCACCTTCCTTAATTAAGTTAGTCATAATTTCAAACAAAGGATCAGAATCAGACTCTATACTATCTTCTAATTCCACTTTTATATCTTGCCCAGATGTTTTTCCTACCTCTTTTGCGCCCATCTGTATAGCAAGTAATCCAATCTCCTCAGAGATATCTCTTTCAACTCCTGCTTCAAATAAAACAACAGCGCCCCATGTGGTCGCTACTCGTAAATCTTTATCGCTAAGTATCTTCATAATAATAAATTCATCCTAAAAATGCCCCCTCCGAAAAGGGGGCAGGTCCAGTTTTAGATAACAAATAGATACATCGTTACCGTACCAGAAGTTGCGCCAGTACCTGGAGCAGTTGCTACGGTGACATCTATTGTGTCGTCAGAGGTAAAGGTAATTGGTGCGCTTGCTGTAGAGCCATGCGTTGCATTACCGATTGCAAACGAACTAGCTGTACCACCAGCTTGACCGATAGTCGAACCATCAATCAAACCATTTGCATCGTCACCATAACCAACATCAAGAACAATAGCTGGAGAGC